ATGACATGGCGTTCCGAGGCATTTTCCGCACCCCCTATCCCCTCCGTGCATGCGCTTCGTGGGCGGTCTTGATGCCATGGCACCGCCTGCATAGCGTCTGCCAATTGGCTGAGTCCCAGAACTCTCCACCGTCTGCGACTGCGATGATGTGGTCGACGAGCGTTCCGAGCTGGTCGCACCTAGTGCAGATGGGGTTGTTGCGCAGGTGTACTTCGCGGCCTCTGCGCCACTGCATCGACCAGTAGCGGGTGTCCTGCTGCACCGTCTCGAAGGGAATCTTCTCGCGGATCCATGGCGAGCGGCGCCGGCCTTTGGGTATGAAAGCCATCACCGAGGCTTAAATGCGTGGTGGCCTGTGAGCTCGTACAGTCGGCCGGTCACCTGCCTCACCTTTCGGTCAAGGGCGTGCTGGTCTTTCCACTGCCTGTGCTCCACCAGCAGCGTAAGCCGCTCACTCCTCAGCTGCTTCAGCTCGTCCCTGTCCTCCGGCCGGATGTACCACTCGTTTGCTACTGGCGAGAACTCCTGCACGCGCTTTAAGCACTCGTGCCATCTCCACCAGCTCTGCCACCTTGTACGCTCTGTGGTGGAGCGCTCGCTGCATAACTGCATGAGCTCGTCCCGGCTCTTCACGTTCGAGAGCGCAGCCAAAAAGCCATTGTTCTCCTGCTCGGTAAATGTTGCAGGATACGCACTGTACGCGGCAGTTGTCCGGATCCCAGCGGGTAGCCCAAAAGCGGCGAGAGGCGAAATGTCCGCACTGCAAGCTGGTGACGTGGTCCTGCTTTCCGCAGGTAAAGCACCGTGCGATGCCCTGTCTGTCGGCTGCTTCATAGCGCACTACTTTGCTGAACCACAGGTCTACCTTCTTCACCGCTTGGGCGTGTGTGGGCTGCTTGCTCTTGGGCTTGGCCTTGGGCTTGGTGTGCAGCTGCCTGCTCGCTTTGCTGTCTTTCGCCATCGGCCGACAAGATACTTTTCTTCGGCTTGTAGTCCGGAAGCTCGAGCAGGTCGGCGATGGCGGTGAGGCTGCGCACTGGCGCGCTGCCCGGTGTGGTCTGCGGGTAGACGTCGGGCAGGTACTTGGCCTGGTGCCGCTGGTGGTGGAGCGCCCGCTCGTTGGCGTACTGGCGCAGGCACTGGCGCAGCTGCGGCGCCTTAAAGCGTTCGAACCACTGCTCGTCGCCGAGGCGCCCGGTCCGGATCATGCTGAAAGCGTGTTGAAACTCACCGAGGGTCCACCCGTGAAACTCGTGCAGGACAGATAGGGCGTCGTCGTAGTCGGTGGCTGTCCGCATGGTCACCTTCACCTCGAGCGCCTCCACCAGTTCGCGGAGGGCTCGGATGAGGGCGATGTTGAGGGCGTCGGCGTCTGCTGCCAAGGCGTCGCGGAGGGCGACGGTAGTGCGTGCCTCGTTGAAGGTCTTAGGGGCGGTACTTGGCCACCAGGTGTGCGAAGTCGTCAGGGCCGATGTCGCGCCCTCGTGGGCGGTCGTTTGCAGGCCGTCGAGTTGTTCTTCCATCATCAAAAAATTGAGATTTTCCCTTAATAGTCTTTGTTGAGGTCTTTGTATTAGTCTTTGTATAGGTTGGTGCTCGTGGGTGAGCACCCCCCTGCTCACCGGTGAGCACCCCCCCGCTCATGGGTGAGCACCCCCCCGCTCGCTGGTGAGCACCCCCCCCGAGCCGAAGTTGGCGCCCAGTTCTGCCTGTGGGAACCTCCACCCGCTCGAGCCATGTGTCGGCCTCGAGCTTGGCGAGGATGCGGCGCACACTGACGACGGACAGGTCGACGAGGGTGGCGAGGTGCTGGTTGCTAACCCAACACGCTCTGCCGTTCGCCTCGAAGCTGTACACCTCCGCCACGATGACGCGCTCGACAATGGTGAGCTCTTTTGCAGACCACAGCCAGCCCGGAATGTAGACGGCCTGCTCATCGGCTGTTGGCATTTACGGTGTGTTTTTACAGCGAACTGCTAAGCGCCGCTTAGAGGTTGCTGTACTGAGCGTCATACTCCAACAGCTCCTGCTGGTACATGACTTCGCCGAGGATCTGCGTCTCGGTGACGTTGCACTGGGTCACCATGGTGGGCATGTGCTTCAGGAGCCCCTTCGGGTTCTCCCTCACCCACTTGTAGACGGTCTGCTCGGTGACGCCGAACTGCGCGGCGGCCTGCGTGACGCTGCCGTAATGCTTGCGCAGGAATGTTGCCAGGCTGTCCATCAGAACGGGAGGTCGGTGGTCGTGGATGGAGCTTCGAATGCCGGTGCCTGCGTTTGGCCTGTAGTGCGCCCGTAGACGATTTGCGACGGCTGCGAGGGTGCCTGCATGGCGTTAGACGCATTTTGAGGTACCGTCTTGCCACTTTCGGGGGCTGGCTGGCCCACTACCTTAGCTGCCTTCAATTCGACGTAATGGCGGCCGTTGTATTCGCGTGAGTTCAGATAGAGCTCGAAGGTGAGCTCGACGTCGGTCCGGAGGGTGAGCGCTGTGGCTACGTCGTCTCCTTTGAACTCGATGGGGTACTTGTTGCTGCCGGCCTGCACCACAACGGTGCACACTTGGAATCCGCTGGCGAAGGTTTTGGGCTCGAGGATATCTACCACGGTCCCGGTGAGAGAGAGTTTCATGTTGTTGGGGTTTAGTGTTTGAAGAATACGCGGCGCATCCACCGCGCCATGTCGGTCTGCGACCAGTAGCCGCGTGCGTCGGGTCGGGCCTGCGCCTGGGTGAGGCGCATCAGGTGCCAGGTGTAGCTGTCGTTATCCATCGGGCCCCACAGGATAGCCGTCTCGGTCTCCTGATCGTCCCACAGGTCGGAACCGGCCTGCATGTTCAGGAGCTTGATGCGGCGGGCCTCGATGAACGCGGCGGCGTCCTGCTCGGCCTGCTCGAAAAGTTCGTCGAGCTCCATCATAGCTCGTCCTCGCCCATCACGCCCAGTTCGTACATGCCCACCAGCTTCAGCACCACCCGCGAGAGGGCCCGCTTCTCAGCCATGGCCACCGGGTAGGGGTTGGTGTTGTTCTTAGCGCTCACCTCGCCGAAGGAGGTCACGCGTCGCTTGTCCTGGTAGCCGTCGGCTTGGATGACGTACCGCCCTTCGCTGGCGTCGCTCCACGCGTACACCGGCAGGAAGTCGACAGTGATGTCAAGCTTGGCCTGCAGGTAGTCGATGCCCGCCCGCGTCACGATAATGAACCCACGACGGTCGGCGTGGAAGTGATGGCCTCGCATGCCGTAGCGCTCTGCGAGGGCCTTAAACTCTTCAGTCGGCTTGCCCATCGTCTTCGGATTTAGGGATTTCGTCGAGGCCTTTGAACCAGTCGGAGATGGCGTGGTAGACCAGCAGGCCTACGGTGACGAGGGCGATGGCGCCCACGATGTACACCACCACAGTCATGAGCAGGCTCATAGCTCGCCCTTGATTGAGGCCGATTCGTACATGCGCTCCATCACCCGCCGGGCCATGGCCATGCCGAGCACCATCTCGGGGTTCTGGCTCTCCATCCGGATCTCCATGCGGACCAGCTCACGTGTGAGGGCCGCCAGCATCTGTGCGTGTGTCATTGCTTCTCGTTTAGCGTGTTTGCCTCCTGTACGGAGATGGGGCGGAAAGGTTTCCATCCGAGGATTTCGAAGACGCCGCGCTCCGGGTCAGTGCCCCACCACTGTGCTTTGCCCTCGATGGTTCGGTCCACCATGTAATTGATGCGGGTCTGGTCCTTGGAGTACTTCCACTTGTAGGCGATGAGGCACCAGGTCTCGGTGGTTGGCAGCTCGCGCCAGTGCTGCCAGGGTGTGTCGTTAGTCATGGTTCTGTGTTGTTTAGGCCCACAGACGGAAACGCATTTCCCTCTGTGGAATAGCCAACAGCATGTTCTGTGGCTAATTCTTGCAACAAGTTGAGCGCCGCCTGTTTTGCGCATGCCTTGCGTATGCTGTCAAATCCAATCAAATCCTGCAATAATTGCAACATAACGGGAGCGGCAGCTATTAGTTTCGCATTTGCACAACGCGTCTCTGTGTTCAATCCATAGCACTCGGCTATTGATTGAGTTTCCGCTTGAATAGTCCCAGATGATTTAACAATCCACGGGCCGGGTGTGTTTTTAGTCATGGTTGTGAGTTGTTTTCGTTCATCGATGGATGATGTCTTCCACGCCGTTAGCCTCGAGGCATAGCAGCAGCTCGGTACGGCACCGCTCCACCACGCGGGCCTCGGCCTCGTCCATGTCGGTGTGCTTGAGCTTGTGCCTGGTGGCGTAGAGGTACTCGCGGACGGCAGTGACCAGTCGCGTGGATCGGACTGCCGCATCGAAGCGGTCCTCGTCGTCCGGCAGGTTATACGTTAGGGTAGCTCTCATCTTTCGAGGCGTAGTAGGCGGTGCGGATGCGCTGCCCGATGGAACGTTTGAAATCTTCAAGGAGCCTGTCGAGGTCCCGCTCCCACTGCAAGTCGTCCTGCCAGTCGTTGAAGTCGCGCGGCGCGCGCTCCGGGTAGGAGGTTGATTGAATGTTAGGCATGGTCGACGTCGTTCTGCAGGCAGGTGTGGATGAAGGTGTCCATCTGCGGAAACAGTTCCATGAGGTAGGTCACTTCCGCGCAGCCGTCTGGCGTCTCCATGGTCACCTTGAGGATGTCCGCCTGCCACAACGAGTTGCCGGGCTCGTTCCTCCCGTCCCACCCGCCATCCCACTCGATGACGAGGTACTGACCTTGTCCGAGGTCGATTGAATGTTCTTTAGCCATGTCTTTGATTGTTTGACAGGGCAAACGTACTAAACTTTTCTATAGAGTCAATAGGTAGCCTAAAAAAAAAGAGCCCCCGCCGTTGCGAGGGCCCTCCATCAAACTAACCAAATGAATGCAATGCGGATTCTACTCGCTTGCGAAAGATAGGCACAAGGGCGTAACAGCCACAGCGCAAAGCACGACGGCCGGCCAGGTCACGCCGTTCACCAGGATGTCGTTGCATGCGGTCAGGGCGATGACGCCGCCGACGGTACGTTTGGCCGACCACCGCCGCAGGTCGCCCTTGGTCTTAAATGCCTCGGTAAGGTCAAGCGCGCCGAGCGCCTTGCCTATCACCTGGGCGACGGTTGCCGGGTTGACTGGGCTCACTTGCTCCGGCCCATCACTACCGCGTTCAGGATCCGCTTCAGGATGTCCACCATCGTGTCGTCCTTCGTGGAATTTGTGAGCGCCGTGATGGTGCCCATTGCGCCTACCACCGCGAGGGCGATTTCTGCCCAGTGCATAGTCAAGAAGTCCCACATGATTTCTATTTAGGGGTTTATGTTGCTTCGCGAAACGAAAGATACGGCCGGGCCACATCCACCCCGTCATGCTTTGTGCGGCGCAGCTCGGCGTCCATCCACCACCCGCCGAGGCGAGGCTGTTGAAAGCCTTTCTCCACCTCCCATCCTGCGAACCGGTCGAGCTTCTTGTAGCTGCCGAGCTTCAGGTGGTGCACCGTGTCCTCGTACGTGTTGAGGCGGTCGGTGATTCGCTCCACGCTCATCGGCACGTGCCACTTCTGGTGCGTGTGGCCGCTCACGATGACGTCGGCATCGGGCCACTCCTTCTGATCCAGGTCAACGTTCAGCACGCCCTTGCTCCTGGGCGCGTTGCCTCCGTAGCCATGGTGAAAGTGCAGCATGCGCTGGTGGCGGCCGCCATGGTTGTTCGCATTGCGGCTGTAGACGAGCTGCACCCAGCCGCTGTAAGGTCCGGCCATGATGCCGCCGCCCAAGGCGCCGACGAGCCGGTCGATGGGCGAGGTGCTGAGCCGCTTCTCGATGTTCGTCTCGTGGTTGCCTCGGCCCACCATGGCGAGCACCTCCTTGTATGGCTCGAGGAACTCCACCGCGTCGTTAATGACGTCGTCGAGGTAGGTGATGGACTTGTACTCGGGGCGCAGGCTGCTGTAGCTCCGCCGCGGGTCGTACATGCCTTGCATCAGGTCGAACCAGTCCCCGAAAATATAAACGCTCGCCTTGAGAGCGAGCGCCTTGTCCAGGTGGTCCTTCAGCATGTCCCGGTCGCACTTGGTGGAGTCGAAGTGAACGTCGGAGAGCAGAAGTCCTACCGTGGTAACTTCATTCGGCTTGAGGATGCGCTCCTCGCGGAACTGCCTCGGGCCGTGTTGGGTCAGTATAGCCATATGGTGTCCTCCGGCTTGCCGGGATCGTTATCGACGTGAATGAAAGTCTTGGCGATGCCGAGACGATTAAAGCCGGCCTCCATGAGGGCGTCGATAATGCGGAAGCGCTTGGCGCTGTCGGTGCAGTGGATGTCGGCGGCGTAGCCTGCCAGGTGCGCGCTGTTCTTGGCAATCGGGTATCCCTGCTTGCCGAGCTTGTCGTGGTGCGCCTTGGTGCGGTAGCCGCTGTTAATTTTGAACGGCACCTGTGCGATGCTACGGGCTTTGTCTATCATGAACAGGAACTCCTTGTCCATGTTGGCGCCGCTGCCGGGAGCGTCGGGGCTGTCGAACTCGGACAGCTTGAAGTGTTTGAGCTGGTGGTTCATCCAGGTCACCGGTCGAGGCGCGCCACGAGCTGCGCGAGGGTGATTTCTATCTTGTGGATGCTGTCGAGCAAGTCGGCCTGCACTTTCTTGTGGCCGTCGTTGTCGAGCTCAAGCTGAATGACGCGCGACTTCATCCGTGCGACGTCGTTGGACAGCTTCACCCAAACGCCCACCACCCCACCGAGGGTGCCGAGTAGGGTGATGACGAGGGAGAGTGGCATGGGGTCCATGGCGCGCAATTTAGCACAGAGGCAGTTGGCCTACCGGCCTTGCCCTTTGTACGGTTTCTTGTACAGTTTAGAGCGCTTGTGCGTGCCTGTCTTTGTCTTCGCGTGCACTCCGGGCCGCGAAATCTTCCGCTCGATGCGCACCGGCTGCGCCTGCTGTTTAGCTTTCGCCATCGGTTTCGGGAATTTCAGGGAACGGGTTCGGGTCGTTCCACTCCGGGCCTGCGACAACAGTCAGAGCTTCGGCCTCGTCAACCCAACGGACATTTACATCCAACTCGGGAGCACGCTCCACAATGCAGTGCGATCCATCCAAGTTCCATCTCTGCGATTCGCGCGTGCCTTTGATGCCACCCACCGGTGCCCGGTCGAAGGTTTCGCGTGATATTATTCGGTAGTATCTCTGGCTCATAGCCCGTACAATCTGCGGTGTGCGTTCCAGTTCCTTGTTACTTCTGCGGCGGTAAGCCCTTTCCCTTTGTAGACGCGCAGTTGCGCTAATTTCCCGTTGGAATAGGCGCTTCCTTCGATATTTCGCCCAATGTAGTAGACGCCGTAATCTGTAAAACTGACGTTTATCGTTGTTGTTTTGTCTAAAACATTGTTGACATAGAATCGTGTATCATTGGTTGCTGTACTGCTCCGAGACAGCACTAAATGGTACCAAGTATTTGCGCTTAATGCGGCGTTACTTGTAAAAATTGTGGCCGTATTTCGATAAACATTGAAGGTGTCATTTGACGGTTCAATGAAATCCGAGTATCCAAAGTTACTGCTGTAAAAACTACTGCGTCGCCTGCTGTCTAAAACAGTATGGTAGGCCGTCATGTTATCATATTTCACCCAGTATTCTACTGTAAATGCGCCACTTCCAAATCCAAATGGCGTGCCTGTGGTGCTTCCATCGTCACCGTAATCGTTCACACCGTCAAAATCCAATATGCCTCCGTTGTCGGTGCTGAACGTCGGGCTGTTGTACAGCGTTGCATTGTTCGCGTTCGTGCTTAAATCTGTCCACGTAGATCCAGAGCCTGGATAGCTGTCCGTATCGTGCGCCGAGAGATACAGGGAAAGGTCGGTAGTAATAACACCTTCCAGCCTTGCGGCGCTTACTGCTTTGAGGAACATCATGCGAGCTGGCGTTCACCGGTGAGTGTCCACGTGTCAGAAGCTACGCGCTTCAGAGCGATAACAGAATATCGGCCAGCCGTCTTGAGGGTTTCGCTGCTGTTGACCGTTACCCCCGAAGCTCCTGCAATCGTTATTTGTCCGGTGTTGTTCTGCTCGAAGTAGATCTCGGTATCTGCCACCCATGCTACCGACGACTGGAGCGGCACCGTAATCGTGACGGCCGTGGTGCTGGTGGTTTGGATATAGTCGCCTGCATCACCAAGCACCAGTGTGTACGTGGTTCCGCTCTGCGTCCGCACCGCGCTGTACGATGCGCCGCCGCCGGATGCCGTTGCCCATGACAGCGTGCCGCTGCCGTTGGTGGATAGCAGCTGGCCGCTGGTCCCGTCTGCCGATGGCAGGGTGTAGGTGGTGTTGGCCGCAAGTGATGCGGGCGCCTGCACCGCCACGTAGTTGGTGCCGTTGGCCGTGGCCTCACCGAGTCGCAGCACCGCACCCGTGGATGCTGTGCCGTTAGCTACGCTGATGCCGTCCTCGTCAACGCTAAACATGACGTTGCCGTCGCCGTCCTTCACGCGGAACGCCTGGCTGCTTTCGTTGTCGTCGTAATCCAGCACCACGTCGCAATTGCCGTTGGTGCGGATTTCAAGGTCGGCCGGATCGGTAGGCAGCGCGTTGTTCGGGCCGATTGATGTGGTGCCGCCGCCGGTGAAGTTTAAGGTGACCAGCGTCGCGCTGTCCGCGCTAATTACACCTGTAACCGATACGTCCCCACCTGCGATGACGTCGTCGCACACGACGTTGCCAATGGCTGTCAAGGCGCCGGTGACGCTAACGCTGCCGGTGACGATGTCGGTGCCAAGGCCAAAGGTCACGGTGTCTGTGGTGGCGTTGGTGGTTATGACGACGTTCGTGTTGGCCGCTGCCAGCGTCAGCGTGTCCGTTGTGCTGTCTGCCACCACCGCGCTTTGCCCCGATACCTCAATGGTGCCGAAGGTGTTTGGCGCCGTCACGCTGTTGGTGATTGTGATGTTGTCGTTAACGTCGTCGGTGGTGATGCTGATGCCTGTGCCTGCCACTAACGTCAGCGTGTCGTTGGTACTGTCTGCCGCTACGGTGTTCTGTCCGGTCACCGCCACGTTGCCGAAAGCGTTGGCACCCGTGGCGCTGTTGGTGATTGTGACCGTGTCCGTGGTGGCGTTGGTGGTGATTGTGATGCCGGTGCCGGCCGCCAAGTTTAGGGTGTCCGTTTTGCCATCTGCTGCCACGGCGTCCTGACCAGTCACCGCCACGTTGCTGAACGCGTTTTGGTTCACCTCCGCGCCGGTGGCGATGCCGGACAGCTTTGTCCGCTCGGCGCTCGTTAAGTACAGGTTGGTTGTGCCCTGGGCGAGATCATCCGACGTCGTGGCTCCGGCCGTGTCTGTGTTTTCCGCCAGTGTTATCGCCACCTTCACACCTGCGCCGCTGCTGTACAGCTTGATGTAGTCGTTGTTCTGTAGGTTGAACGGCTCGACCATCACATCGACGTCGTCATCCGGCAGCGACGTGGCAGGCACCGTGATAGGCACCTCGATGCTGGCGCTGTTATCGTACACTGCCAGGTGATAGGTCAGCGCGCCGCCGCTTTCGTTGGCGATGCGCACCGACTTTACGTGGGTGGCCACCGCCGTAGCGGTGAAGACGGTGTCCGGAGAGCTGGCGTCGCTCGTGGCCGTGACCAGTTTGTAGTTGATTGCCATTTAGTCCGCAAGATAAAATGCCCAGTACTTGGCCACGTTAATGTCGCTCCCTCCGGTGATGCCGTCCACTGTTGTCTTTAATGCGCTGACATCGACACCGTCCACCAAACCATTGACGATGATGTCGCCATCTACGTTAACGTTGCCCAAAATATCCAAGACCTCGAGCGGCGTGCGCGTTCCGATGCCTACGTATGGCGTGCCTGCAGTTGCGGTGGCGTACAGCGCTAACACACTGGCCGCCGTTGGTGTGGCGTCGTCCTGCAGCTTCAGTTCAAATACCCCCGGGCTGTTTTCCGCTAAAGAGATAGACGAATTACCGGTGCCAGACAACACGTTGACGCCGCTGGGTTCAAGCTCAATGGTGCCGCCGTCGGTCTTTCCGTCCTCATACTTGATGGATGTCTTTGCGAAGTCATCACCTTTCGGTTGGAAGGTGTCATACAGCAGCTCGAGCTTGCTGCTAATTCCGGTGACGCTGGCGTCTATATCTGCAAGGTCCACGCCTATCTGCCCTGCGTTGTTTGCAGCCTCTTGGATGCCTTGTGTGAATCCGTTTGAAGGGCTGCTCGGGAATCCGTTGACAGGCCCGCGCACGTCTTCTGTGTCGCTGGTAGTGTCGGTGATGCCGGTGGCGTCGCGGTTGACGTAGAAAGCCTCGACGGTCGTGGTGCGGCTGTTGGCCTCAACGCTCAGCTGAAACGGCAAGAAGTAGCGCTCGCCGTCGTAGAGCGTGTGATACATTTCAATCGGCCCCTTGTAGAGCTCGCCCCGTTGCACGCGCGTGTGCAGCCGCTGGCCGGCCAGTACCTCGCGCACGCCCAGCAGGTGGATGCCGATGCCGGTGCCGGTGTAGTTCAACGATGTCCACCCGGTACTTGGCAGGAGCTGCCCGCCGTCCACAATCTTTAAGATGCCCTTGCTGTTTTGCGAGACGGCATCACCTACGTACACCTTGGGCTGCTCGTACACCACGCGCGACGAGCTGAGCCCATGCGCGCTGAACGTCACCTCGTCGCCATTGGTGGCGTCCTCCTCAATCTGATCTACACGCAACAGCTGCACCCGGTAGTTCGTGTTGACGTTCGTCACGTTCGACAGGTTGCCTTGGTAGCTCACGTTCTGAATTGCACCCGTGAGCTCGATGCTATTCGACTGCGCTGTCAGCGGTGGCGTCACGATGTCCATGGCCACCACGAGCGCGCCTTCACCGGTGCAGCCCTCGTTGATGTCGTAGACGTCGGTCACGATTTCAAAGGGCCCGGCAGTCAAGGACCAGGTCGTGGTGTTGTACGTGTGCGGCTCGTATGAAAGCACGCTCCCTGCCTCCATCTGAAACAAGTTCTGCACCCCTGCGAAGGTCGCGGTGCGCCGCAGGTAGTAGTTGCCCACCTTCAGAGTGAAGCGCAGCAGGAAGCGCCCTACCCGAGCGTTGCCCGTTGTGGTGCCGTCGCCTGGCTGCGTAATATAGGCGGTGCCGCTGAGACGCAGCACGCTATTGGCTGCGTAGTCGAAGTCAGCGTCTTCCAAGGCTGTGCCGAAGTCGGTTTTCTCGTAGACGTTGGCAAAGATGCGCGGCACGTTGCCGCTGTAGTTCTGCGGCCGCTCCACGCGCAGCAAAGGAGGCAGGAAGCTGTGCTCGTAGCCCGCCATCTTGATGACGTCCGTGCCGAGGGTGAGCACCGTGTTGAGCGAGGTGCTGCTGCCGCTGACGGTGCCGCCCTTGGTGCAGGTGAAATAGTTGAGTGTGGTGCTGTACTGGTATGCGCCTACTGGGATGAACCAGAAAGTGCCGTTGGCCTGAAAGATGCGCGCGTTGAATGCCGTCGCGAAGGATTCGAGCACCGTGTAGATGGACAGGAACTGGTTGACGCCATCCTCGTCCGGGTTGTAGAAGCTGTTGTGCAGCACTTTCGTGTTGTACAGAAAGTTGCTCGCCGCCACGTGGTCGTCACTGCGGAAGTCGTCGACGTACTTCAGCATCACCGTGCTCGTGCCCCACAGGTGCGACTGGCGCACCCACGAGAGGCCTATGATGAGATGATCTACGACAGTGCTCGGCGAGGCGAGGCCGTAGCCGGTGCCGCCGTTGTTGTACAGCACGTTCTTGAGGTTGCCCAGGTCATCGACTGCACGCAGGGTGGTGCGCACCGGAAAGTACTCGTCTTGGATGACGCACTGGTCCGGCTGCAGCACTCCGCCCCAGTAGAGCGCGTTCACCCCGTCGGGGTCTTTGATGATGGCGACGGTGAACTCACCCTCCGCCGATGTGGCCAGCGCCTCGATGAAGGTGCTGTGGTCGCTCGTGGTTTCGGTGAACGGGATGCTAACCGATGAGCCGATGATAGGCTGGTGCCGGCTTTGGTTGTCGCCCTCGTACGAAAGCGTAAAGCCCTCGCCGCCCAGGTTGAAGGTGTGGGTGCTGCCGAGGTAGCCGTCTTGGTAGATGTTAACGCGCCAGCCGTTGCCGTCCTGGTCAAGGAACTCACTGTACAGCCTCAGGTTGTATGCCATCAGAATCCGCGGATGCGGCCCCGGTCGATGGAGGCCCGTTCGTTAACGAGGAGGAGGTCGTTGCCGGAGATGCGGCCGGTCACGACGACGTTGCCGCCTGCGTTGCCTATCATGCTCCGCAGCTTGTCCAAAGGTGCGACCACTTCCGGGTTGGTGCGCGCTCCGGAGTACTCACCCATGAGGCCCAAAGTAGGCCCGCTAATTACACCACCGTCGGCAAAGGCCATGACGTTGCTGAACACACTCTTGATGAGCGCCATGCCCGCCGTAATGAGCGCAGGGAGCACGATGGCTGCACCCGGTCCGGTGCCGACGGCCGTCTGCCCTGCCGCCTGAATTGCGAGGGCGGTGGCTGCGTTGAATGCGGCATCGACTGCTGCGCTTGCCACGCCCTTGAGCGCTTCCTGTGCACCTTCGCCGGTCACGATGAGCGTGCCGAGTGCAGTGCCGAAAGCGTCGCCCATGGAGAGCACGTCGCTCTTCAGGTTCTGCACGATGTTTTGAATTTCGTCCGCGCGCTCCTTCGCTGCTGCAAACTCTTGATCCGCGAGGCCGGTGTCGGCGACGGTAGCGCCGGGCGCCATGAGGCCGCGGTTGTCAAGGGCCGGGTTGGGAATTTGCCCTGGCGCAATCATCGGCGCCGGGCCTTGGCCGGTAGCCATGCGAGCCAGCTGCGCGCTGCGCTCGTTCTCGCCGAGCAGCTTTGCCGCCACCGCTGCGTCGTTGTATGCGCCCTTCAGTCCGTCGAGGTAGGCCTCGTAGTCGCCAGATACCGCGAGCTCTGCCTGCAACAGAAACAGCCGCTCCGCCAGCACGTCCTTGTAGGTCTTCTCAGCTTTCTCCGCCTTGTCCGTGCTGTCAGCCACAGCGGTCACAGCCTTTGCGGTAGCCGCGGCGGCTGGCACAACCTTTTCCAAGGCCTTGCCAAAGTCGCTGGTCGCGGCCGCAGCGCTGTCGCCCTTGTATTTAATGCTGTCGAAGAAGCCGTCTACCTTGGCTTGGATGCCGTTCAGCCAGCCTGCGATGTTGCTGTCGGCACCGACCGCAGCCAGCACCATATCCACCGCGCCAGCAATCTGCTCAAATGCGCCGATGACAGTGCGCACCACTGTCTGCATAACGGTCACACTTATGTTGGCCAAGCTGCCAAAGAATCCCATCCAGTCGCCGGTGAACAGCGAGGTAAATGCGTTGAGCAGGTTGCCGATAATCCCGAATGCACCGCGGAAGATGCCCATGATGAGGTCGAGCGCGTTGCCGATGTAGGCGCTGATGTGGGTTCCAAAGCGGTCCCACACGATTTGAAACAGCGCCACACCTGCAGACCACACCATCTTGATGGCTTCGATGGCTGCGCTCACCGTCTCCTTGAGGGTGTCAAAGACCTTGGCACCGTTGCCGGTGGTGAAGTAGGCCTTGATGTCGTCCCAGTTGGCGATGATGAGAGCGACGGCAGCCGCCACAGCGACTGCGATGAGGCCGATGGGGTTGGCGGCGAGGCTTACCGTCATAGCCTTTACCGCCGTCGATGCTACCAGGCTGGCCGCACGCACCGCCACGAGCGCCTTGCTGAACGCGCCAAAGCCGAGGAGCAGCGGACCGATGGCCGCGGCGATGCCTCCGATGATGAGAATGATCTTCTTGGTACGCTCGTCAAGCTGTTGGAATGAGGCTGCCATCTCGGTCACCTTGTCGATGGCTTTGGTAACCATAGGCAGCAGGAGCTCGCCGATGCTGGCACCGGCCTGCTTCAGGTTGTCGAGCGCGGTGCTGAACTTCCCCGCGGCCGTCTGGCTGAGGCGCTCCATAGCTTGGTAGGCAAAGCCGCCCTCTTCCGCGAATCCGCGCAGCACCTCGTTGAACTGCTCGACGCTAACAGCGCCTGCGCCCAATGATGAGGCAGGCAGGCCGGTGGCCTCGCTTAGCGCCGTGAAGATGGGGATGCCGCGCTCGGCAAGCTGGTTCAAGTTCTCAAGCTCAACCTTGCCCTTGGCTTGCACCTTGGCGAAGATGGCCGTGATGTCCTCGATGCTCTCGCCGGAGGTGGCTGCGATGTCGCCGAGGAAGCCCAGCTGCTCGTTCACCTGGCTGATGTCAGTGCCAGCCGCCAGCAGCTGGCGAGCGGCTCCGGCTATTTCCTCGATTTGAAACGGTGTAGCCGCAGCGAACTGGTTGAGCTGGTCCACCATGGCGCCCGCCTGCTCAGCTCCGCCCGTGAGCGAGATGAACTGCGTCTCCATGGTCTCGAGGTCGGCGGCGGCTTTGACGGCCGCAGCGCCGAGGCCCACAATCGGCAGGGTCACGCCCATGGTCATGGTTTTGCCCATGTCCATGATGTTGTCCGACGTCTGCCGGATCTGCCGCTGAATCTTGCCGAGCTGCTTGTTGAAGTCGCGGGTGTCCGCACCTACGCGAACTATCAGGTCGCCGAGTTTAGCCATTACTACTCTTCGCTATTTGGCGCAAGATAGCCAAGCCATCCGCAGCGGGTTTGCGCTTTGCCTCCCAGGGGAACTCGGCGATGTCCTCGGGCTTGAGGCGCTTCTTCGTGTGTGGGTTCAGCAGCAGGCAGGCCAGCCACCTGGTGCGCTCCCACTCGCGCTGGTCGCGCTCTTTCTCGAGCTCGAAGAAGCCGGTGACTGCGTTGTTGAACTCGGCGAAGGTGAGGCCGTAAAGCACGGACGGGGTCAGACCCAGCTGGCCCAACCCCGTCGCTTCAAGTTCGTCCCAGTTCAGGGCTTTGCCTTTCCCGCGCTTTTTTTTTGGTCGCCTCCGAGCAAGGCCGCGACGGCCTGCGTGAGGGTCTCAAGGTCGGCGATGGTGCAAAGCTCGAGGAAGTCGTCCGCCGTCAGGTCCCATGTGTGGCCGTTCGCTTTGGCTCCTGCCTCGGCAAAATAGTAGGCCAGCTCGGGGATGCGCGTGACGTCTGTCTGGTCGATGTTAGCCACCTTCACGCCGGTGTTCTGTTCGAACTTGCGCCACGCCCCGAGGGATGCGCGCAGGGTGAAGGTGCGGCCGCTTAATTCAACCAGCATCAGACGATGACTTCACGTACAACAGCGCCGGTGAGGTCCATCGTCAGCGACCAGGTCACGTTGTCCTCAAAGCCAGCCGTTTGCTCGATGCTGGTGATGTAGCCCGCGACGTCGAACTCCTCGTCGCCTGCGTTAGGCAAGCTGCCGCTGCCAACGTTGGAGAATACCGCAAAGACCTTGGTGCCTGCGATTTGGTAGTCGACCAAAGCGTTGAAGCTGTTGGTAGCGTCCTCAGCGAAGATGCCGCTGACATTGATGCTGGCCGACTTCAAGGCCGGCAGGATTTCGCGCCAGCCGGCCGACGTCTTGGTGGTGATGTCGCGCACGTCGGTGGACATTGAGATGCTGCACTCGGTCACAGCGCCGACCACCGTGTGGGTGCCGTCGGTCGTGCCGGTGAAAAAGCGAATGCTCGAGGCATTCAGGTAGCCAGTGGTCTGTGCCATCAGTCGGGAGTGTTTTCGGGTTGGAGTTCAGGTGCGGGTTGATCAGTGAGCTCAGGCTGCGGCGCAGGCGCTTTCTTCGCCTTGGCCGCTTTCTTGTAGGCCTCGTCGTCCGGGTGGGCGTCGCAGTACTCGCCAGCGACGAGGATGCGGTAGAACTTCATCGACACTTCGACGGTCTTGCCTGTTTCCCATTCGTAGCCGTAGAGCTTCAGGGGCTTCTTGAGAGTCACAATCATGGCCCGAATGTACGGAGTTTGCCTTACTTGGATTTCCGCTGCGTGATGTACCACTGTCCGCCGATGCAGTGCACCGTGATGCCGTCGTAAGAGCGGTCCATGGTGGCCGATGCGCTGCCGTCGATGGTGACGCTCGTGTCGGTAGCGGCAGGGCTCAGGGTGAGCGTGCGCTGGTTGGACAGGTGGTTACCGGTCTTTAAGCGAATCTCTCGGCCCTCGTTGCCGCTTACTGCCGGCAGGCGCAGGGTTGCCGACGCGTTGCCGCTGGCGCTGGCGTAGTTGGCAAAGAGCAGGTGATCGTCGGAGTTTACCGTGAAGGTCGCGCCGTTGGTGAGTGCCAGGATGCGCGGCTCGTCGTACACCGCACCGCGGATGTACAGGTCAGGCCGTATGGCAGAGGTGGTCGGCAGGGTGTAGTTGCTCCTGTCGATGCGCACCTCGTAGTCGCTCATCACCCGGTAGAGGCGCTGCGGTTCCTCGAAGTCCATCACCTCGGTGATGTATTGGATGCTTTGAACGTTCACGCCCGAGTAGGTGCCGCTGCGCCGGTCGAGGCAGGTGCGCACCGCATCGGACAGGTCGATGGCTGCGGTGTAGCTCAGGGCGTAGCAGTTCACCTCTACGCTCGCCGTGTCAAGCGCAGACGGTGCCGCCTGCACGTCGCTCGGGTCGTTGCTGCGGATGCTGTAGACCACGTAGGGTTTCGTCTGCTCCTGGTCTGCAATCTCCGGAAAGACGCGCGTGCCCACGATGGCGCTGATGGGGCCGTCGTTGGTGAGCAGGTAGTAGATGGCTTTGCCGGCAATCATCGCATGTATTTTTCGAACTCCTGTTTTAGCTCCTGCTGCAGCTTCACGCG